GAATGAAATTACAAGAGTTAATGTTGTAATGGAAGGTAATCCTGAGGGGATTATTAAAAAGATGATAAAACAACCAGAATATATTGGTAGTCAAAAAGAGTTTTTCTCAGAACCTTCTTTATTTGAAAACAAAATAATTCCTAATAATAAAAGACCATTTGATCTTATTACACAACTAGCAGTTAAGAGTATTTCTCCTAAAGCTAAGTTTGAAACTAATAATACATCAAATAAGAATAAATCAGAACAACAAATTAAAGGCAGTGGTGGATTTTTCTTTTGGGAAACACGTAGAGGATATAATTTCTTTGCAGTTGATTCTTTATGTGCTGATGAGAAAAGTCCTCTAAAATCTGATAGATTACAAGTGAAAGCATGGGGTGATGGACCAGATGAACCTTATACGGAGAGATTGGGAAATATTGGAGATGGTGCGGATGAAAGATTTACAATTAAAAAATCTATCTTTGATTCTGAGGTTGATACTCTTACATCGTTAAGAGTGGGAAAATATTCTTCTTTGATGGTATTCTTCAATCATTCAACAGGGCAATACGAAGAGTATGTCTATAAAATTAAAGATAGTTATGATAACATGTCACATCTTGGAGGACAAGATTCTCTTTCTTTAATTCCTGTAAAAGATGTAGAATTATCTGATTATCCCAGTAGAATTATGTCAGTATACTTAGATCATGAATCTTGGTCTAATGAACTTGAACCTGCTTCACCAGAACCAGGAGATAGATCTAAATCTCCAACAAAATTTGCTGATTGGCAAAAATATTATATGGCACAATCCATAGCAAGGTATAGATTACTTACAAATCAGAAGTGTAGTATCGTAATACCTGGAAATGCTGAAATATGTGCAGGAGACAAAATTAATGTTAGACTAGTCAGTAAGCTACCAACTTCATTAGGAAAGGACGAACCTTTCGACTTGGAGAGTAGCGGACAATACTTGATTCAAGAAGTAACACATGCTTTTGATCCTTTATCTGGATCAAATGGTACATTTTACACTACATTGCGCTTGATGAGAGACTCTTATGGACAAAAGGATAAAGTGTCCACACATAGTAAATAAATAACTAAAGGAAGTTACCTACTTATGGAAAGCATCGAAAAGCATATCGAAAAGGACAAAGAAATCCTTGACAATCCTATGACCTCACCACATCAACGTCGTCATGTTGAGGGTGAGTTGCACGAATTGGAAGACTATGTAGAGCATCACAAGAAAGAGATTGAAGCAGGTGATCATCATGATCCAACACCTTTGGAACTATTTTGTGACTCAAATCCATCAGAACCTGAATGTTTAGTATATGAAGATTGAATATGGATGACTCATTATCACGGTTAGTACCTATACACCAAATTGGATCCGATGGATACGCTTGGTGGATTGGACAAGTAGAAGGAACTGTAGATGACGATAAAAACAATAAAGGTGGATATCGTTATAAGGTAAGAATTGTAGGAGATCATCCTGGTAATAAGGATATTCTTCCTACTGCTGCTTTGCCATGGGCAACCGTTGTGATGCCAGTTACAACACCATTCATGCCAGGTAATGTTGGTGGTGCATGTTCTCAGTTAATTGAAGGTTGTTGGGTAACTGGATTTTATGTAGACGCAGATAAACAGAAACCTATTATTATAGGTTCTATTGGTCAAACACCTGCAGCTACAAAGATTGTTAATACACCAGGACCAAAAAGAAAAGCATATGTTACAGGAGAGAGTTATAAATCACAAGTTGACCCATATAAAGATGGTGCAGAAGAAGTAACAGAATCAGGTACTACTGAAACATCAGGTGTTTCTGAAAAGGGTGCTAGAACAGGTTCGGGTTTATCTACAGGAAGAGAAGTTGAGGATGAAAATGGTGAAAAGAGACAAGACATTCCTGTACCACCAGCAGCAACAGAAAGATTAAAAAAAGAAGAGTGGTGTCAAAGTGTTGCTGAAAAATGCAAAGACCAAGATTTAAAAACACAGATGAACTCTATTGTTGGTCAGATGTTATCTGATATACAGAATAACAATGGCAACATTGGAGATTTTTATGTTAATAAAGTTAGTGGTGGTGTAAACAGTGCAATCTCTAAGGCAAGAACATCTATTAACAAAGCACAGCGTGTTGTTACTGAGTTCTTAGCAAGGATTAAAGGTTATATTAAACAACAATTACAGGAGGCTGTAGACAACTTAGTAAAGGCATTATTAAGACCAGATGAATCTGGTAATGCTCTAACTCCTGTAACAGAATTCTTTAACAATGCTTTGAAAGACCTTGGTTGTCAAATGGCAGACTTAGGTGAACGTTTGATGTCATGGTTGACAAATGTATTGATGAGTTACGTCAACAAAGCATATCGTGCTGCTATTTGTCATGTAGATGAGTTTGTAAATGGAATCATCTCTAAGATTAATCAGTTGATTACTGAAATACTTGGTAAAATATTAGGACCTCTACAAGATATTCTTGGTGCTATTGCTGAACCACTTAATATGATCGGTCAAGCTATCAATTTTGTTTTAAAACTTCTTGGTATTTCTTGTTCTGGTCCTGATCAAACATGTAATAAGTACAAGAAAGCATGTACTAATGGAGAAGAAGAAGGGAAAAAAGATGATGAAGATTTCTTGGATAATCTTTTGAGTAGTATCGATAATTTATTTGGAGATACTCCTGGTGATTATACACAGTATGTTTGTGAAGAAGCATATACTGGAAATCCATTAACACTTACTACTATTGGATTTACTGGAGGTGTTCCTTTACCATACACACCAAAAGGTCCTGATGACTTAGCTACAAAGAGACCAAAAATTGCATATAATATTCAAGATATTAAAGTAACTAGAGGTGATACTGCTGTATTCACAATTATTCGTTCTGGATACCTAGAATCTGCTTCCTCTGTTACATTTAAAACTCTGGATGGACAAGGTACAGCAACACCTGTAGAGGATTACTTATCAGCAAATACAATTGTTGGTTTTCAACCAAAAGAAACTTCAAAAACTGTTGAGATTAGGACGTTTGGAGATCCACTATCTGATAGATCAATAGAAGAATTTTTTGTAAAAATTAAACAAAATAGTCCGATTGATAGTAGCGGAATTAAATCATTTTTTGTAAGAAATGTTGCACAGTGTGAGATTTCACCACAACCACTTAAAGAAGATTATCCTCCATACAATCCACCATCAGAAAATCCAATTGATATTGATGTTCCTGAGGATCCTTTGACTCCTCCTGATGATGATGGAGATGGTACGCCAGATGATCCTATCGACGATCCATCTAACACCACACCTTCTTATGAAGTTGTAGCTAACAGATCTATTTGTCCAGAAGATGAATTTATTATCTATTCAATTACTACTAATAATGTAGATAATGGAACTATCTTATTTTACAACTTATTCGGTCAAGGTATTACATCAGATGATATCATTAATGGTTCTCTAACTGGATCATTTGTTATTAACAGTGGTAAAGCACAAGTAACTATTGGTATTGCAGAAGATGGTGTAGTAGAAGAAGCAGAAAATCTAACCTTTGCTATTACAGGTAAAGGAGCTACTGCAGATGTTTTGATTGTATCAGGAAGAGATTTAAATCTTCCTGATTTTGACGAAGGTGTTGGTGATTCTACAGAAATTGTATTTGATGACTTTAGACCACCTGCAATTAATATTCCTGATGTAATTACAGATGATAATGGTGGTATTATCGAAATTCCTGTGGATAATCCTGGCGATCCATGGGCAGAACCACCATTCGTATTCGTTGGTGGAGAAGGAGTTGGTGCAACTGCAACGGCATTATTAGATGACAATGGATTCTTAACTGAAATTCGTGTCCTCTCACCAGGATTTGGTTATAAGAAAAATCGCTCTGGTGATAATGACAAGAGATGTGTCATTGATACATTTACCGCTACTAGATTTGGAATTGGATATAAAACTAAACCAGAGATTTTTATTAATGACGAACCAGGATTAGCAGAAGCTATCATTAATGATGATGGATTTTTAATTGGTGCTAGAATTCTTAATAGAACAAAAACTTTTGAAGGATTTCCTGAGGTCAAAGTCGTTGGTGGTGGTGGATATGGAGGACAATTGTTACCTTCATTATTATGTCTAGATACAGATGGACTTTCCAAGATTGGTTCTACCAAAATTGGTACAGGTCGTTATGTTGATTGTCCTTAGGAGATGTAGATAATGGCAGCTGCTTCACAAGAAACTTATAATAATATTAAGAAGGATGGTATTGCAAAACCATCAACTCCTGATGAAACACAAGATACCAGTGGTATTAGGTTGTGTTATGCTTATAAAGGGTATAGAACAAGAGCATCTATCTATGAAAGAACACTTCCAGATAAACTCACAACAGCATTGTGTATTGATGGTCCTGCAGGTTCTGATAATGCAATGACTTTCCATAATGATGGGAGAATTACTGTCATGACTGGAACAAGAGATCCTAATAAAGGTGCTGCTAGTGGAAGATTAAATATCACAACATTTGGTGGTCTTCATAAGCATGAGGCCAGAGTTAATATGGAGTTTCACGAAGGTGATAATCAAAAACCACAGGGTGATGGACAAGCATTAAACATCATATGTTATGGAGATCATATAGATGAAGCTAAAGGATCAGAAAGAGTTATAAAAGCAAATATAATTAGAATCGAAGCTGTTGAAGAATTAGTTTTAGCGGGTGGATCTATTAAAATTCAATCTCAGTCTGATATTGAGATGGCTGCTACTGCTATCAACTCTGCACAAATCAATAAGAAGGATATTATTCTAGGTCAGAAGATGAGTTTTGGTGCTGGAGAAGAAACTTCAGTCCAGTTTGACCCGAGATCTAATCAAGCTGTTGTTTCACCAGGTCATATTAGTCATGTTATTGCTGGAGACTATAAACAATACATTGGTGGTGTATCTAACATCACTGCAGCAGGTGGCGTATTTGCTGTTCCTTTAGTAAAAGATAGATCTTCTTCATACAGTGTAAAATCTGTATTAGGTAACATCAGCACTAATGCTGTTGCAGGTGCAACTATCATGAATTCTGGTGCTGCCTTCACTGCTACTGCAGGTGCTGCTGCAACGATTGCTGCAGGTGGTACTTTCACTGCTACTTCGACTGGTGACATGACTCTTGCAGGTGCAGAAGTTAGTGTTACTGGTGGAGCAGCAGTTGGTATTACTGGCGGAGCAGACGTTTCTATCACTGGTGCAAACGTTCGCATTACTGGTGCATTAATTTACCTTAATTAAAAACTATGATTTTTTGGATTGGATTCTTTGTTATGTTCTTCAACGAAGGATTCGTTATGATGAGACACGTATCACCGTGGTTCTCTAGACAAAGAGATAAATTTATTGAAAAGTATGGTGCAAACACATGGTATAGATTCCATGGTACACTTGACTATACTTGGATGGGACTAGTAGCTATTGGTTTGATTGTAAACTCCAATAGATTAATGCATGTGATGGCATTATTAACTTTCTGGGCACTATCTTTCGTTATATTTTACCTACCGAGATGGATTAGAAAATGAATCAAATTACAGTTTTTATATACTTAATATGTTTTGTTAGTCTATTGGGAGCTACATTTGCGTTCATGTTTACTATGATGACATCAACACTTAAGGAATTTGATAAACCTAGGAAGACAAAAAAGACCGTATTACCCGCACCTCATCCTGAAATGGAAGGAATTGAGTATGGGACAGAATTGCTAGTATTCAGAAGCGAAGACAATGATTCAGAGGATGATTTATAAGTAGAACTTATTATAATGGTAAGTAATGCTCATAGCAAACTGGCACAAGGGGGGTTGATTTCTGGACTCAACCCTGATAAATTAACCTTGTAGCAATCAGAGAAGGTGCCTCAATTACTCGCACCAACTCACTTGACGCGCTCTGCATCATGTGCTATACTTTTCAAGCAGTCGGAAACAACCGACTCTCCATCTGCGGGTAACCACTCCGCAAGTAAACAAACATTTAAACGAGGAAAATTTCAATGATCAAAACCGCATTTGCTGCCCTTGCAGCTGCTTCTGCAATCGCTGCTCCTGCCGCATTCGCTGGTCCTTACGTTAACGTAGAGGCAAACTCTGGTTGGACGGGATCCGATTATTCTGGGACGAATACAGACCTTCACGTAGGGTATGAAGGCGCTCTTGGCGAATCTGCATCATACTACGTCCAAGGCGGAGCTACCGTACTTTCTCCCGATGGCGGAGAATCTGACACTGTTCCTTCTGGTAAGGCAGGTATTGGCGTTGGCGTTACTGATGCTCTTGGTGTCTATGGCGAAGTCAGTTTCGTTGGTTCGGGTTCTGACAGCGTTGACCGTGGATACGGTACAAAGGCAGGTATCAAGTATTCATTCTGATACTAGTTGCGTAATTGTAATGGTGTGATATAATAACAGGGAGTCTTAGGACTCCCTTTTTTTATTCTAAATATCAACGTTAGTAATTAAAATATGCTTTCTACTCAATATAGATTAAGATTAGAAGGTATTTGCAAAAAAATTGCAAATAACGAACAGGTTGCTTTGCAAGACATGATCTGGGCAGAGAAACTTTCTAAATCTCACACAACCGCAAGAGAATGGTTGCGGCAAGCTAGAAGACAATCCTCGCAAAATATAGAGGAGGGAAGTACCGATGATTTTTTGAATAGGATGGGTCTAGGAGATCCTGATCCATCCAAACACAAAACTAGATTTGACGGTGCTGACGATATTAAAGATTGGTTTCAACAGGATAAACCCGATGACTGGAGACAAAGAGATTGAGTAGCAAGATGATGTTCCTAGTTGATGCTGGCAATGGCAGATGCATCACTCACGATGGATATATTCAACTTGGTAGTTTCTCCCATAGTGTAGAGAAGCATCTTGAGCTATGTCCCGAACAAGAATGGCAAGTAACATACTGGATGCCTGATCCATTCTATATGAGATACCCACGACCAAACTATCAGCATACTATGAAGGCGAACGAAGGTTCTCCTAAGACTGATAATGCTACTGATAGTAGACCTAGAGACTTTCCAGATCAAGCAACAAATAGATTAGAGAGAACATTATGAACGATTTTTTAGACAACCTAGCAGCAAACCAATATAAAAAACAAGATGATAGAGACACTATCAAAGAACTAAGAAGGGAAATTAATGAACTCAAATCACAAATCGTAGTTTTAAAATCAATGAAACTATGAATGATTTCAAGATTACTCCTCAAACATATATCGATATGAATAAGGAATTTGAAGAGGATGATATTCCTTTCCGAATTGCTGTTCCTACACAAGAGGCAATTGATAAATGGCAATCACAACCACCACAACACGTTGCTGTTGTTCATAATGTTGATATGGTTGCTGATATGTGGGCAGAGCACAATAGAATAGAAGAAGAACGTAAACTACAACTTGAGCTTGATCTAGGAGAATAAATTAATGTCAAATTTAACAGCTGTAATTTATAGTAATGGTAGTCAAGAATGTGATCGCATGGCATCACTTTTAAAAGTATTACCTGATGTTGAAGATTTTCATAGATACGAACTAGATACGGATTTTACTAAACAGCAATTTCAAATGGAATTTGGGAGTAATGCTACTTACCCTCAAATTTCAATAGGCAACAAGCATGTTGGTAGTATGCATGATACATTAAACTACATGAAAAACATACACATGCTTGACAAATAGAATCAAATCATGTACAATTTAAACCATATGACCTTATTATCATGAATTATAAACCCTATAGTATGGAGTGGAACAGGCGTCGTTACTTAGCAGAAGCGATTAAGACCTACTTTAATGATGATGTTGACCCTAACGTTATTGTTAACGATATTCGTGATGTTCTTACTGAGGAAATTGATTACTATAGGGGACGTGCTGATGATCTACAACAAGTAATGGACGGTATTAACAATGACTAAGAAAAGCTTTAAGAAAACAGATAAGAAAGGTCGTGAAGAGGAGTGGATTTGGGAAGAGAGTTCAGAACTCAAAGCATTTATCAAACAACAGTCAATCGTAAAACTGTCTGCACCACCCACACGCCCTGTTTAATCTGCTATACTAAGGGAGTTGAGAGGTAAACTACAATGTGTTCTCATCCGCAGAACCGCCTCTCACACTTGCGAGTATGGCGGAATCGGTAGACGCACCAGACTTAAAATCTGTTGAGCATTGTGCTCGTGGGAGTTCAAGTCTCCCTACTCGCATTCTTGTTAAATAGAACATGAAACGCTGACAAAAGATGAAGTATACCATTAGCAGAAAACATTGTTTTGTTGACAACGAACCTGTTTTAATGTATTATATTCAGGAGATACCATTTGCTTTTGATGTTCTAGAAAGAGAAGATAAAGAAGACAAGTGGATCTTGTCTGAAGCAGCAATAAATCAAGAGTATACCTTAGAAGATATTTTTAAATTCTCTGATTATTTAATTGCTGAAGAATGTCATCCAGTTTTATTTGAATTAGATCTTGTTAATCCAGAGCTTATACCAGAATGAGTTTTATTGAATTATTGGTTGGGACATTTGCTAACAAACGTCAAGCACAATCCCATCCTACACGTTTTGCACACATTCGTGTTTCTCACCGTTTGATTGGAGAGAATCGTATATATGGAGAGCAAGCATACAACTATCTACTCAATCGTCCATATCGTCAGTTCGTGATTGATGTGGTTCAGGATGGAGAAGAGTACCATCTCAAGAACTACGAGATTGCAAACCCTCTTCAGTTTGCAGAGTGTAAAGGAATCGAAACAATTACAGAAGACATGTTGACATACCGCGAGGGTTGTGATATTATTATGAGACAGACAGGCACAGAATCTTACTTCGGTGGAACATCTACCTGCCACTGTAATGTCAATTGGAATGGTATTGATACTTTTGTCCAGAATGAGGTAAGACTCACTAAGGACGAATACCATGTAACTGACAAAGGATTACATGTAGAAAACCATACTAAAGTATGGGGTTCTGATTACGGAGCATTTAAATTCGTAAGGCAGTGATGCCGTCGCCTGATTAGCTCAGTGGTAGAGCAACGCTTTTGTAAAGCGTAGGTCGTCAGTTCAAATCTGACATTAGGCTTTAGAGATTGATCATCTCTATAGGGAGTGACTGAATAAACTTACTGGCATACTGCTGGTTAAGGTGATGAGACACAGGTGGTGCTGCTATCTTAGGATATGAACCGACCAACCAGTCGGGTCTCAGGCAAAGATGAATTACTCTGTAGTAATGCCCGTCTTTTGTTGGTACACAGAAATCCAACCTCCCACCCCTATAACTCAATCGGTAGAGTTAGCGTAAAGCGTCAAAACCGAAATATTATGCTATTGCAAATCTGAAAAATGTTAAATTACAAAAAAATTATTGCAGGTCAATTACCTGAAGCTTCTTGGTACGAAAATCTTCAATTGCCTGAAGGACGTACTTACATCGTCCGTGAGAGAAACTTATATTCTCTTGATGAAGTAGGTATTACCAACGATGCTGGACAAGAAGTTAATGTAGCTCGCTCTATTGGTACTGATAGAGTCAATAAAGAACTCATCAAGAGCAACATGGCAGTACATGGTCTTTTGACTAGTGTACAACCACCATATATCTACAAGTCCAATCTTTATGATGGATTTACTCGTTATGGTGCCATGCTTGAACTTGGACTAACTCATGGAATCTTCAATGAACTTGAGTTGAAGGATGGTTTTACTGAGAAAGAGATGCTTGATGAGATTGGTCTAGGTGCTAATGATCATCCACCTTCCAAAGGTGCTACTATCAATGACTTCAAGAGGCGTTTGAACGGACATATTTCCTTGTATTTGACCGAGAATGATGTACTTCCTTCTACTGGTTACTGCATTGATTGGATAAACAACATTCCCCATTCATTTTTCCAGAAACAAGTTATTGATATAGCTGACGAATGCCTTAAGAAGCATCGTTGTTCTGCTAGTGTTGTTGCTATTGATTCTCCAAAGGCAAATGCTTTTGCTGCTAGGCATTGTCCAAACAACCTGAAGGTAGTTCCTCTCAATGTTTCTGCTCAGAAGGGTGGAGGAATCAAAACAACTTACTTTGATCGTGCTTTCATTAGTGCATTTTATGGAGCAGGAGAACTATCTTTCATTGGTTATACTCAAGGTATCGAAGCTGATGAGGTTCCTTACTTCCGTGAAAAAGCACAGGAAAAAGTAGATTCTGCCAATGGTGCATTTGAAGCAGCATTCCAAAAGCGTTTGGAAGAAGGTAAGAACTTTAAGATGTTTAAATTAGAGGGATTCATTCCTCAAATCATCGGTGAAGAAGACTCTACTGAACTAGTTAAGTAATAATTTAAGGGGACTTCGGTCCCCCAATCCTCTTTAGCTCAGCGGTAGAGCGGTTGACTGTTAATCAATTTGTCCCTGGTTCGATCCCAGGAAGGGGAGTTATGATAACATACAAAGAACAACTAGAATACATCTACATATGTTTTAGAGAAGTGTTTTTGATATGCCTTACAAAGATAAAGAAGAAAATCGTAAGTATCAGCGCGAGTGGGCGAAAAAGAATTCAAAAACTATTAAATCAAATCAAATTGGTTCTCAGAGGAGAAAGCAGATAGTAGAGGATGCAAAGAAGCATTCATGTATCATCTGTAATAAAGATTTTCATCCTATACAAATGGATCTTATTCATGTAGATCCATCACCAAAAAAACACAGCGTATCGAAATTATTACAGATAGCTAGTTACAAGACATTACAAGAAGAAATTGATAAATGTGCCCCAATATGTGCAAACTGTAATAGACTATTACAGAATGGTTACGTAGATCTACCTGAACTCATTGTTATGCCATAAGGTTCAAATCTCACTACTTCTAAATCTTAGAACCCAACAGTATTTTCAGTCTTCTACTGGTATAAATAAACCCGAGGACAAAGTATCACCGCAGGGTCAGAGTAATCATGCCATTAACACGTTTAGATAACCTTATTAGTTCAAAAACTGGTAAGTATCTTTATGTTTCGCCAGACGATTTTAACGCAACAGATGCGTTATCGAACCGAGGCAATTCACCAGTAACACCTTTTAAGAGTATTCAGAGAGCATTCTTAGAGATTGCTAGATATTCTTATCTACCTGGTTTCCAGAACGATAGGTTCGACCAGTTCAGCATTATGCTGATGCCTGGTATTCACTATATTGATAACCGTCCTGGTCTTGTTGACACTAGCGGTATTGATGTATTTGGATTTGATCAAGCTACTAACGCTTGGACTGATGATAGTATCCTTGACATCTCTAACCCAGATAACATTTTCTATAAGTACAACAACACTGAGGGTGGTGCAATCATCCCTAGAGGTTCTTCTCTCGTAGGTTATGACCTAAGAAGAACTGTTGTTCGTCCAATGTACGTTCCCGACCCTGCAACAACGGAACGTGAAATTCCTCGCTCTGCAATCTTTAACGTAACTGGTGGTTGTTACTTCTGGCAGTTCACCATTAAAGATGGACAAACTACATCTGAATCTCCTCTTTATGATAACTCTGAAGGAAGTGGTTTAGTTTATTATGATCCTAAGGATTTCGCAAAAAAATCCGCACCAAATTTTTCTCACCACAAGCTAACTGTATTTGAATATGCTGATACAGAAGAGTTAAGTCTTTTCTATAGAAAAATTGCAAAAGGTTTCTCTGCATATCAACCTACAATTGATGATCCTGGTGAATTTGATTTCAGAGTCCAAGAGAACAGAATTGTTGGTCCTTTATCTGACTCTAGAGTTATTGAGTCTTTAACTCTTGCAGATGCTACAACTGATCCTAGTATTCCTGCATCCACTGCAGAAATTACAGTAACAACTAAAGTTGACCATGGATATTTTGCTGGTCAGTTTGTTGCTATTGCTAATACACAAATTGATGATGTATTAGAAGGTATCTTCCAGATCAAAGAGATTGATCAGAATGATGCTCGTAAATTTAAGTACGAAGTTCCATTCGTTGTAAGTGGAATTGGTAGTAATATTGTATCTGGTCAGACAGTTAGTGTTGACACTACTCCTGCACTAGGACAGAATGCACAGACATTAGCAGAGGTTGACTCTGTTGAATCTGCATCTCCATATGTCTTTAACGTATCGATTAGATCTACGTGGGGTATTTGTGGTATCTGGGCGAATGGTTTAAAAGCCACTGGATTTAAATCCATGGTTATCGCTCAGTATACGGGCGTATCGTTGCAGAAGGATGACAGAGCATTCATTCGTTATGATGAATATACTAACACATGGAACCAAGCATCACTAGTAGATGCATTTGCTACTGTTCCTTATCACACCAAGGGTGATAGCTATTGGAAGGATGAGTGGAGAAACTTCCACGTTCGTGCTTCGGATGATGCTTTCATTCAGAACGTTTCTATCTTCGCTGTTGGTTTCGCTGATCACTTCCTAATGGAAAGTGGTGGTGACATGTCCATCACGAACTCAAACTCCAACTTTGGTAATACATCACTTCATGCTATTGGTTTCAAAGGATTTGCCTTTAACCAAGATAAAGGTGGTTTCATTACTGACATCATTCCACCTGAAGCAGTTATTGATAATACTGCTAGTACCAAGAAGATCAATTATTATACAATTGATATTCAAGGAACTCTACAAACTTCTCAGAATTACACCAAACTATTCCTTGGTAATGATGACATCGTAGATCCTCTGGTAAGACCAGCTGCGACCATCAATGGTTATAGACTTGGTGCTAAATCTGATGATAAATTATATGTTAAATTAGATAATGCTCCTGGCACAGATGAATTCTTTAATGCACAACTAGAACCAACTGGTTTTGTTAAGTATGTTGCTAAGGGTTCTATTCTCAATCCTTCTGGTGGTGTAGTTAATAGTGTCTATGCAGATGCTGCTAACTTAATCGAATCTAACCGTCGTATGATTCAGGAGGAAGTCTTCGGATATATCTTAGAGAAGTATCCTAGACTCCAGAATATTCCTTATGTTAATCCTGGTCTAAATCCTGCAGGCAACAGATACTTTGATGCTCGTAATCTAATTGCTGCTAACCGTCAACAGATTGTTGATACAGCATTCGATGATATGATCACAACCTATGGATCTAGTGTGATCCAAGGTATTGGTGATGGTAAGTGTAAGAGAGATATTGGTCTGATTGTTGACGCTGTTGCAGAAGATCTTAAGGATGGTGGTAACTCTAACGTTATTGCTGCAACCAGAACTTACTTCGATGGTGATGGCAATCCACTAACTAATGGTTTAGTTGGTGAGGAAGACTATGCAACTTATGCATTCCGTAGAGCTCGTGATCTATGTAAACTTGCTATTGCTAACCTACTAACTGTACAGGCAGATCTATATGATCCTGATCCTAACAGTAACCTTGCTCCTTATGGTATCAACCTCGGTAAGACAGGTTCTCAGGCAGAACTAGATGGTGATACAACTAACGGTGTAACGATTGACCTTGCACTCAAGGCAGATCCTGCATCCCGTTATAAGGACGCACGTAACAGAATTGTCGCCAATAGAGAGTTCATCCTAGATGCAGCACTTGCTGAGGTAAGTGTATATCATCCTGACTTCTACATTCCTGGCGACACACAAACCAATTCACAGTCTAGACTTGCTGATGGATTTAGAATGATCCGTCGTAACTCTTCTGAGATTAGAGATAAGGCACTTGCAGCTATTGCTGTTGCTCATCCTAATTTCTATATTGATGGTGATAATCAGACTGATGAAGGATCTAGATATGCATCTGCATATCGTTTGATTGCAAACAATAGAAACCAGATTATTGATGTTGCATTGGCAGAAACAACTGTACAACATCCAGACTATTACTTTGTTGGTGATCAACAGACTGATGCACGTTCAAGATATGCTGATGGTTATCGTTTAATCCAGCAAAACAAAACTGAGATTGTCAACACTGCATGGACAAATACACTAGGACAGTATGCAGGCGCTGCAGCTACTGAAGTTAAGTGTAAGCGTGACATGGGCATCTTCGTTGATTCTGTATCTCTTGACCTCTTCGTTGGTGGTAACAAGTACGCACGTAAGTTTATTCAAGAATACTTTAATGCTGCTGGTAATGCTTGGATCTCTGGTGGTCTACAAGGTGAAGAGACTGAAAGTATCTACGCATTTAACCAAGCAAGAGATTTAATGAAATCTGCTGTAGCTAACCAACTTTCTATTCAAGATCCTACAGTTACACCAGGTCCTGCACAATATGGTGGAGGTGGTGGAGACATTGCTAACACTAACGCTGGTGCATGTGATGATGTACAATCTGCAATCACAACTCTAGTTGATATTGTTACGACACAGATTGCTGCTGGTGACCTATCCGCTCTACCTGCCGAGACAGCATATATCGCAGGTCCTGGTGAAGAGAAATGCCGTAGAGATATTGGTATCTTTGTTGATAGTATCGCACTTGACTTGTTCTGTAAAGGTAATGTTTACACTCACAGATTTGGAGCAGAGTTCTTTACAGATGCTTCAACTCCTGAGTTCTCATTCAACTCAGGGGTATACAATACCAACTTCAATAAAGCTGCTGAGACGATCAAGAAAGCGATCACTAATCAGCTTTACGAAAAAGATCTATTCAGAACAGCAGACAATGCACCTGGCTCAGCATATGGTCAGGTATCTAAAAATTACACACCACATGGTGCAACTTATAATGCAGCAACTGGTGATATGGTTCTTAGTATCGCTAACCATGGTTTAAGTAATGGCGACCGTGTTAAGATTGCAGATTCTGGAGTTGTATTTACATGTACTATGGATAGCAATGGTAGTAACCATGCATATCCACGTAATACAGACCCTGCATCTGGACAGTACCTTGAGATTACTGCATCTACGACAGATAGTATCACAGTTAATGTTGGTGCATCTCCTGCTGGACAGCAATACGATCATACATTTGTAAGTGCTGTTGCTAATTGTGTAAACTTTGCTGGTAACACTGCAAATCAACTAATCGATGCTCAGACTGCTCTATGCTCTGACGTTCAATCTGCTGTTGACTCATTAACAAGTATTGTAACTACAATTCTTTCTAATGGTAACCTCAGCACCATGCCTATTGAGGTTAACTATGGTAGTGGTAGAGGTCCTGGCGAACTTAAGTGTGCTCGTGACATCGGTTACTTTATCGATGCTATCTCTGTTGATATGTTCTGTGAAGGTAATAAGCATACTAGAACATTCACTGAGCAATACTTCACTAATGCTACTACACCTCTAAACAACGGTCTTGTTGGTGAAGAAGCAGAAAGTGTTACTGCTTTCAACACTGCTCTTAATGAAATGAAGAGAGCAGTTACTAACCAACTATACTATAAAGATCTCACTGTAACTGAAGGTGAGAGTCAATATGGAGATGGCAATGGCACTGTTGCTAGAAATTCTTCTACTGCATGTGCTGATGTTCAGAATGCTATCACTACACTAGGAACTATTGCTACTGATGCAATCACTGCTGGTAATATTACTGGTGGTATCTGGAACTCTGCTGCTAATGCTGGAACATTCATCACTGGCGAAGCTAAGTGTCGTAGAGATCTTGGTATCGTTGTTGATGCTGTTGCACAGGATCTCTGGTTTGGTGGTAACGAGTTTACTATCGCTGCAACTAAAGAATACTTTAATAATAATGCATTAATTGCTAACGGTGTTGATGCTGAAGTTGCACCTTCTATCACTGCATTCAAGCGTGCTGAAGATTTAATGCAGCGTGCATTAAATAACGTTTACTATGATCGTGACCTTAATATCACACTAGATCAGACAGGTGATCCACCAATCGTAGGTGACATCGAGTGTGATGCACATGACATGGTAACTTCTAACCTAGACTTCATTGCAGAAGAAGCATATCTTCGTATGATTGCTGCATATCCTGCTTACACACCACAGGCAAATAACACTGCACAGGATTGTAAGGATGATGTTATTACTGTCCTTAAAGAAGTTATGTGGGACGTTAAGTTTGGTGGTAACTATAAGACATATGATGCTGCTAAGATCTATGTCACTAACTACGATTATCAAACTGGTACTAACATCTCAACGTTCCTTGATGCTGAACGTGATGAAGCTGCTAAGGTAATGCTTGAGGCGAAGAACATCGCCATGCAGGTTATCAAGAATGAAACTGTAACCACTGATGTTTCTAATACTAAAACTCAAGTCATTGATACTACTATCGTAGAAGACTGGGATGCAACTGAACTACTACCTAAGTGTGGTTCAGCTGTCGCTGCTGTTGATACTTTGTTTGGTATCGTTATTCAAGCAATTGGTAATGATGGTGGCGTAGGTAATCTTGATGGTGTAGTTAGAACTACTCTTGATGGTCCTGATCCTGCATGGAACAAGGCACTCAATGTTATCAGCACTACTGCTACTTCTGTTACACTTAACGTTGGTGCATCTGCATCACAAGATCAATATCCACACACATTTATCGCAGCAGCTACTGGTGCTTTAGTATCTGGTGGTGCTTATGCTCATACATTTGTAAGTGCATCTGCTGACGCTGTTAACGTGGTTAACGGTAGTCCATTAACACCAATTAATGCAACATACGATGCTGCAAGTGGTGATCTAACTCTATACTTTGGAACTGCACATGGTGTAACCACTAGTGATCAACTATCTCTGGACAATAACTCACTCACATTCTCTTGTGATATGGGTAGAGATTCAACAACTAAGACTTATCCTCGTGCTGGATCTGATCCTGTTGCTGGTCAAAATGTTAACCCAACTGCTGTAACTGCAACCTCTATTACAATTAATGTTGGTGCATCTCCTCTAGTTGAGCACAATGTATCGAACGCTGTTTATGATCCTGCTACTGGTTCTGTTGCTCTTACGATTGGTTCTCACACAATAACCTCTGGTACTAGTGTCAAACTTAAGGAAGAATCTTTAATCTTCAAGTGTACTAAGGATCAGAATGTTATGACACATTCTTATCCTAGAGCATCTGGTAAGTATAGACCTGCTGCATATGCAGATGGTAACTGTTCTGATGTTCTAGCTACTGTTAACGCACTGATTGATATTACATGTAACTCCCTTAATGATGGTAACCTTAACAACTTACCACCTCTAAACAATGGTGAGTGGGATTGTGCAAACGTTCGTAGTTCTATCGAAGTTCTCTTTGATATTCTACAAGATGCAATCGTTGGTGGTACACTTGCTGGTTTACCTCCTCTTAACACTGGAGACTTCACAATCAATAACGAAGCATCCAAGTGTTTCCGTGATGTTACTTACATCGTTGATGCTGTTGTTAATGACTTACGACTTGGTGGTAACATTAACAGTATCCAAGCTGGTGAGGCATACTATGTTGGTAACAACCTAGAGTATATTGACGGTGAGAAGACTGAAACTCTAGATGCATGGAACTATGTTGGAGAGATGGCAACTGCTGCCATGAGAAACTTCGATGTTCTCGCATTCAACTGTTCTACAACTACTGGTTCTGCAATCGTTGATGTTAACGATACTCGTGGCATCATTATTGGTATGAGTGTCAAGGAATATGATGACACTGATCCAACTGCACCAGCATATGTCAATGGATTGCTACAAAGTGGAGCAACTCAACTAGTATCTAATATCCCTGCTGGTACATATGTCAAGAACATTGTAAGTAATACACAAATTGAACTTGGTGTTAATGGTTCTAGACTAACTGAAGGCAACACAGTCAACGCCTTACAGACTAGCACTACAACTGAACTATACTTTGTATATGAAAGTGGTATTTGGGCGGATACATTACCCACAACTAAGATTGTCGGTCCTGCAGGAACTGGTGAAGAGGTCATTCAAGACACCACAGTTTCTTCAACAAATAGAGAGTGTTCTGGTACTGCTAATGCTATTGAAACATTAGTCGGTAACATCACTACTATTATTAATAGTGGTCTTGGCACAGTTACTAGACAAGAGCAGACAGTTAACACTGCACTTCTTGCATCTAGAGCTACAGTATTTACGATTGACGTTTCTGGTAGTGGTCCTTCTAACCCACATGACTTTGAAACTGGTACAGCAGTTAGATTAGTTCCACGTCCACGTTTCGATCAAGTAACTGGTAAGTATGTTGATGTTGATAAGCGTCTTGTTAGACTACCTAATGGTTTTGATACTAACAGAACATACTATGTCATTGCACCAGGTAGAGTAACACAACCAGAGAATTACGGTGGTACATCATTCTTCGATGGTAGTGATCAAACTAGATTGATGCTTGCAACCTCTAGAGAGAACGCAGCATCTGGTATTTACATTTATGCATCTGAAACTGATGCAATTGATAAGGATGTTGAGATCGATCTCTATCAGTTTGTCTTAGATGACAAGTATGATCTACACAATTATACTGGTGTACTAAGTACATCAGTTAACGCTGGTATTCAAACAGATGTATCTCACATCTTTGATGCTCCTAATGCTGGTACTACACCTCAGAAAGCATTCATCAGAGCTGTTGAGGGTGGTGTTCTACCTCTAATCTCACAGACCTATGTTAACGATCCTCAGGTTGCAGTAACTGATTCACAGAACTCTGCTATCGGTAGAATCAATCCTAACATTGAGTTCTTCACTCGTTATCAGAACAATAAGACACTTACATTACACAAGACACATGCTGATGCAATTAACAATGTAAATCCAATTACATTTGCATCTGGTCAATCTGGTCTTGAGTTTAATGTTTATGCTAACAAGAGTCGTTCGCCAATGCGCTTCGATCCTGGTTTCACTGATGCTACTGCAACTAATGGTAAGTGGTACATCCAGTGTAAGGATGAGGTAACTGGTAGTGGTGATCCTACAGATAATATCTTCTGGAGAATTTCTCAGTCTGATTACGCTGATAGGCAGAGATCCACTGATATGTGGTATCAACGTCTAGAGGATAATCGTGACAAGGATGATAGAACATACAAATTACGTATGGTCATTCCTAAGTATCTTGAGAATGCAAGAGATCCTATTAATGGATTTGTTGTTAAGACAAGAACTGATGACACACGTAAGTTAGTACCTCAGAAGATTGTATTAAAACCAGTTGTAGGTACAGTATATGGTGCTCGTTTTGAAAACCCAGTACAAGCTGGTGAATATATTGGATACGATTCTGCTGATTTCAATACTAATAGTCTTAATTTAGATGCACAGTATGATCCATTTAAAAAGGATCAAACAGGTGCAGGCATTGAGTACAGAGCATTTGCAAGATTCACCTCTGGTATTCAAGCAACTATTCAATCTGGTCGTTATGTAGAAGATGTTTTAGATCCTTCTATCAAGTATCTTGAGTTAAATCTATATGATCATGCTGTTGATACTAGAAACTTCCCTGGATTAAGGAACGAGACATTTACTACAATTAAGATTACTGCTCCTCAAGGTGGTAACTTCGTAACTAGTAAGGTAGATAATACTTCTGGATCTCCTAATGCTATTAGTTTTACTGGTAATTCTTCTGGTTTAGCTAACGTTCATGCATATTATACTGTAAATGGTGAACATTACTTAATCATCAAGAACGTTCGCAGTGGTGATTTAGAGTACAGTGAATATGCCAATACAAGATTTACTCAAGGAACTGTCTTTGCTGACATGCTTGAGGATCAGGACATGGGCAAATCGCTTCCTCTAAAAACTCAAATCAGAAAAAATAATCCCCAGTTTTTCTACAAGCAAAACGGCGCTAACGTTTATACTATCACACCTGGCGACAGAATTCAAGATGACGCTGGTGTTGAATACTATGTTGATAGTGTTGAAGATGCAGGAGTTATCGAAGATACATTCTATATCTTCGGATATGACACTCTACAAAAGAGAATTTCTGGACAGCAAGATGGTATCTACTATCTAACTGCTCTCCGTGGTAACGTTTCACCATTCCCAACTGGTGCTGGTGTAACTAACAACTTCAAGAAGTTTAAGTTCTCTCAACCAGTCAGTAAGCTATATCCTCTTAACTATAGAAACGATCCTCTTTGGTTTA